AGGTGCGCGTTATCATTTTAAAAGCGCGCCAGATGGGCTTATCCACAATGGTAGGTGGTTGGCTATATTGGTGGCTTTCACAACGCCAAGCTCAGCGAGGGCTCGTTGTGACCCACCACGCCGACAGCACACGCGCCTTGTTTGATATGACAAGGCGATACCATGAAAATTGCCCAGAACCGATCAAACCACACACTAAGTATTCCTCGCGTCGCGAGCTTAACTTCGACATCTTAGATAGTTCTTATGTTGTCGCAACAGCAGGTGGTGAATCGGTAGCGCGAGGTGAAACCGTAACCGTAGCGCATCTGTCAGAGTTAGCTTTTTGGTCTCACTCTACAGCAGAAGAAAACTTCAACGCCATTATGCAGGCTATTCCAAACAAAAAGAATACTGCAGTTTTCGTTGAGTCGACCGCTAACGGCGTTAGTGGAAAATTCTATGATTTATGGAAAGGCGCATGTGAAGGCACCAACGGTTTTATTCCTGTGTTTCTTCCTTGGTATATTCAAGACGAGTACGAAGAACCATGGGTTTACGGCAATGATTACACGCCTGAAGAAGAAGAGCTCAAAGAAAAGTATAAACTAAGCGATGAGCAATTAGCTTTCAGACGCAAGAAAATTGCACAAAATGGCATTGATCTATTCAGGCAAGAATATCCGTCAGACGCCGATGAAGCATTTTTGACTTCTGGTCGGCCAATTTTTAACCCTGACCAACTTATTAAAATGATTGATGCAGCCAAAGAGCCAATTGCTCGCATGGCGCTAGAAGGTGATGTCTGGGTAAAACATCCACGCGGCGAACTAACCTTATACAGGGATGTCGATCCGGGCGAGATGTACACAATTGGTGCTGATGTTGCCATGGGTATTAGAGGCGGAGACTATTCTGTTGCTCAAATACTCGACAGCAAAAAACGGCACGTAGGATCTTTTAGAGCCCACGTACACCCAGACTATTTTGCTGATGTGCTTCTTAGACTTGGTGAGTTTTTTAATGACGCATATGTAATATGTGAAAGCAACTCTCACGGGCTGTTGACCTGCACACGACTTTATAAAGATTACGGATATTCAAATTTTCATACTGAAATTGTCGTCGACAAAATAAGCGACAAAGAAACAGTAAAACTAGGTTTTGCAACCACAGCCAAAAGTAAGCCTTTAGTCATCAACGAACTTCGAGCTGCGCTCCGTATGGACGAGTTAGAAATTCACGACAAAGTTACTTTGCGCGAAATGCTGACATACATCGAAACTGAAACAGGCGGTATGGAAGCTGAAGCTGGCTGCCATGACGACTGCGTTATGTCCTTGGCAATCGCAAACTACGGCCACCAGCAAGGCTGGGAGCCTGTTACCATTTATGATGAATTTTACAGTGAGGCAATCTAATGGCTGAGACATTCACAGCACTTACCGAAGATGAGCTGCTAAGTCTCGTTCAAGACGAGATCAAAGGTTCAATCGGATACTCCGATGGCGATCTTAGCCATGAGCGTCAGCAGATGCTTCGGTACTACCACGCCGAACTGCCCGAGAGGCAGTCTAACGGCAACAGCAGCTACGTATCACAAGACGTGTACGACGGAGTTGAAGGCTTGAAAGCCTTGCTGCTAGAGACATTTTCTGCTGGCACTGATGTCGTGCAGTTTAATGCACAAGGTCCCGAAGACGTTGAGATGGCGCGAGTTTGCACAGCTTACACCAACTATATTATCCATCGCCAGAACGATGGTTTTAGTGTCTACAGAGATGTCATACACGATGGCCTGATGGCACGAAACGGTATTGCTAAAGTCTACTGGGACAACAAGCTTGATGTGGTCGAAGAAGAGTTTGACAGCTTAACATCTGACGAACTTGACGGTCTCATGGCTGACCCAGACGTAGATGGTCTCGCCTCACTAAACGACAATGACGGCTTGCTTTCAGGTGTGATCCGCAAGTCAGTCAACAAGTCAAAAGTAGCAATTGAAGTAATTCCACCAGAAGAATTTATCATAAATCCTATGTCGACTAGCGTGGATGATGGGTTTGTAGCACACCGCAGAACTATGCGAAAAGCAGACCTTATTGCTATGGGATTTGAGGCTGAGCTCGTTGAGACTATTGGCCACGACGAAGATCCACTAGGTGAGAATTATGATGAGCGTTATTACAGGCACGAACAAGTAGGACCGCAGCGCCTAACGCCAGATGAGCATCATCGGCAAGAGCAAATGAAGCAGGTGGTCGTATATGAATCCTATGTCGAAGCAGACATGGAGGGAGATGGCGAAGCTCGCTTGTACAAAGTTATGTCCGCAGGAAACACACTGCTAGACATTGAAGAAGTAGACCGTCGACCATTTATCGTATTTACACCTGTACCAGTACCTCACTCATTTCATGGTGAAAACTTTGCATATAAGTTGATGCCAACACAGAATGCACGGACTGCTCTGATGCGCTCGGTGCTAGATCATGCGTCTGTTACAACTAACCCCAGATACCTTGTGCAGAAAGGTGCCTTAACCAACCCTAGGGAGCTCCTAGACAACAGGTTGGGTGGCATTGTGAATGTAACTAGGCCTGATGGCGTTGTGCCGCTTATGCAGAACCAGCTTAACCCATTCATCTTCCAGACAATCATGCAGCTCGAAGAAGATGCCGAGAATACAAGCGGCATTTCGAAGCTGTCTCAAGGTCTTAACAAAGATGCAGTGAGCAAGCAAAATTCTGCGGCTATGGTTGAAAACCTCGTCAGCTTGTCGCAACAAAGATCTAAGATTATTGCGCGCAATTTTGCGAATAACTTCTTGAAGCCTTTATTTTTAGAAGTCTATAGACTTGCCATTGAAAACGAGAACTATGAAAAAATTCTCGATGTTGCCGGTAATTATGTCCAAATAAACCCAAAAGATTGGGCAGAGCGCAAAGACGTCGAAGTAGCTTTCAAGCTTGGCTATGGCGAACAAGAACGTGAAGCACAAAAGTTTCAAGCTTTACACGCCATGCTTACACAAGATCCTGGCATTCAGCCTTTCTATACTGAAGTTAATAGGTACGCCATGGTGCGCCAGGCGATGCTTAATGCCGGTATCAAGGATGTCGACACGTATCTGACACCACCTGATCAAGTGCAACCTCCGCAACCTGATCCTGCAGCACAAATGCAACAGCAGATCATGATGAAGCAAATTGAACTTGAAGAACGCAAAGTTGCGATCCAAGAGCAAGAGCTACAGCTGAAAGCACAGATGGAACAGGCACGACTTGAGCTTGAGCAAGCTAAAGTAGAAGTCAACGTAGCTACACAGTACAGCACTGAAGAGCGCAAAGACTTCGACTCTGAGATCCGTGCAGACATTGCTTACAAAGAGCTGGAGATGGCACAAGCCACACCAGCAGCAGAGCGCACGGCAATTGTCAGCCCGAACTCATAGGTAAGCAAATGCCCACAAAAAATAAGAAAGAGCCTCGGCTGTCTGTCGGCCGAGGTGAAAAACTTCCTGCGTCTAAAGGTGCAGGTCTCACGGCAAAAGGTCGTGCAAAATATAACCGAGCAACAGGTGGCAATTTAAAAGCCCCTGTTACCGGCAAAGTTAAGCCAGGAAGCAAAGCTGCGAAGCGCCGCAAATCATTTTGTGCCAGATCAAAAAGCTGGACTGGTGAGCGTGGCAAGGCAGCGCGGCGACGCTGGAAATGTTAATTTGGTCAAGGAGAGATAATGGAAGACCAACAAATAATTGAGCAGGGAACTCATGCAGAGACACTGCTCGGAAGTGACGCGTTTACAAAAACCGTCAACAGCTTACTCGATCAATATGTAAGCCTATTTTTCTCAACTGATCCGCTACAGAAAGACGAACGTGAAATTGCGTATCACTCTGCGCGGGCAATGCAAGAAATCGTTAATACATTGAACCAAAAGGTCATGATGAAAAATCAGATCCTTGAGGCAAAGGAGTAATTTATGTCCGAGACTACTGAAAATAGCGTCTCTGAGAACCCTGAAAGTCCCACAGTGGACGGAGCAATTAGTGCTTTTATGAAGCGTTGGGAAGACTCTCCGCAAGCGGAGACATCTGAAACCGTGGATGAAAGCGAAGCTGAATCTGTAGAAGAATACGAAGTAAGCGAAGATACAGATGATGCTGAAGACTACGAAGTTGTCGAAAGTGATGAGGTGGACCTTGATAATCTTCCAGCTTTAGACGATGACGAGGTTGTCGAAGATGACGAACATTATGAAGTTGAAATAGCTTCTGATGATCTCATGACAACAGTCAAAGTCGGTGAAGAAGTATTCGAAGTATCCGTCAAAGACTTAAAACGCTTATACGGTCAAGAAAAGTCGCTTACTAAAAAATCCCAACAAGTTGCAGAAATCCGCAAAACTCTTGAAGAAGACGTAAAAAAGAACGCAGGCATCCTTCAAACACTGCTGGCTAAAGCCGAGGAAAAGCTCAGGCCTTACGCAGAAATTGACATGCTGCTTGCTTCTCGACAAATGGAACCAGATGACTTTGCTCAGCTTCGCAAAGAAGCACAAGCAGCGTATGACGATTACCAGTTTCTTAATCAAGAGTCAGACAAATACATCGAGATGGTCCGAGATGCTCAACAGCAGGAACTGAAGAAAAGAGCTTCGGAAGCAATAGAAACTCTGAAACAGGAAATACCTGATTGGTCAGAGGATCTCTACAACAAGATCAGAAAATATGGTGTCAGTCAGGGAATTTCCCAGCAAGACATCGATCAACTTGTAGATCCAGCCGCAATTAAGCTGGTGTTGAAAGCTATGAAGTATGATCAAGGCAAAAAAGTTGCCGTTAAAAAACGTACTAAAGCCCCTCAAAGAGTATTGAAGTCTGGCGCAACCAAGCCGCAAAACCCAGCACGCCGAGCAAGGCAACAAGCAATGGATACGCTTGTAAAGTCTGGATCAACTGATGCGGCAAGGGATGCGTTTTTAGCGAGATGGTCTGCTAGTGACTAATCTTTAGCCCATAAGAGGTAATAATGGCTACGTATTCAACGTACAATCAAATCGGCATCAAAGAAGATATTTCAGACATCATTTCAAATATCTCGCCGACAACAACTCCATTCCTGTCGTCAATCGGTAAGGAATCAGTTCACAACACACTGTATCAGTGGCAAGAAGACAGCTTGGCTTCAACTGCAGAAAATGCAGAAGTTGAAGGCTTCACCGCGTCTGATCTTACACTGACCCCAACTGTAATGCGTTCTAACTATACGCAAATCCAGTCAAAGACCATTAAAGTATCAGCAACAGCTGACGCTATTGATGCTTACGGACGTGCGCAGGAAACCGCTTACCAGCTTTCGAAAAAAGCCGCTGAATTTAAGCGCGACATCGAATTTAACTTGGTTGGCGATCGTACTACAAATGGTAACGACGCAGCTGCGGGTTCTTCATCGACTGCTCGCTTGACTGCTAACGTGCATGGATCGGACCCGGACTCAAATGCCGTCATCAATTCTGCCGTCATCGAAGACGCTGGAACTTCTGGTACGCCTGCTGCCCTTACTGAGCAGGACATCCTCAACCTCGGCGACAAGCTGTACGACGAAGGCTCAGAAGCATCAATCCTGATGATTAAGCCAGCCGACTCAACTGTAATTGCTGGTTTCACCCGCTCTGCAGTTGGTTCAGGCAACGCTCGTCAAGAGCATTTCGTAAACGGTGGTCGCACACTCATGAACGTCGTCGACGTGTACATCTCGCCTTACGGTGAGCAGCGCGTTGTCATGAACCGCTTCATGAAGACTTCAGTTGCGCTGATGTATGATCCAGCAAACTGGAAGATCTGCGAACTCCGTCCAATGACTCGCGAATTGCTCGCGAAAGACGGCGACGCTGACAAGCACATGATGGTGACTGAATACGGTCTGAAGCATACCAATTACAAAGCTTCAGGTCTCATTCGCTACTTGAGCTAGACCAATTAGCGTGGGTGTCTTCGGATTCAGCTCTCCTTGCCGAGGGCACCCACGTTTATTCTAAGGGGACAAAATGAATAAGCCAGTAATTGACACCGTAATGGGCGTCAAACAAGACGCTGATGGTTTGTATCGGACAAACACACAGCACATTCCAGACAGTTTTATTAAAGAGCTACAAGAGCAAAAGACCGCTGGTGGTTACACACAAAGCGGTGAAATGCTCAAGATGGCGTCAATACCTGTCGTCATCGTAGAACAAATGATGCGTGAAGGCATCGATGTCTACAAAGCTCCCATCAAAGACATCATTAAGTGGCTCAAACTAAATGACATGGAGCACTTTCTAACGACTTCAAAGAGGATCTAGCATGGCAACTTACGCTGAGCTTAAACAAGATGTGATTGATCTTATTAATCGCACAGACTGCACCAACGCGCTTGCAGGTACATTCATTAATCAAGCGCAGCGTAAGATCTCAAGAACACTGCGCGTGCCGTCATTAGAAAACAAATTAGCAGTTACTGTTGGCACAACTTCAGCCGCAACCTACGACGCCACAGAAGGCGAGATAACTATACCAAGTGACTTTTTGGAAATGGTCTACATATACACAGACAAAGGAGTACTGCAGCGTACACCTTTGCGCGTTTTTATAGATTTAGATAAAAAAGTTTCAGCTACCGGCGAGCCAAAATATTACACAAGAATACAAAATAAATTTGCGCTCAAGCCTATTCCAACGACTGGCAAAGTTATCAATCTTGTCTACTACTCTGACCCGACAGATTTGAGTGCAGACTCCGACACAAATAGTTTTAGTTCCATTTGCCCTGATCTCATGGTCTACGGCGCGCTTTTGTATGCGTGTGATTATTTCAACGACAGCCGTAAGCCTGTGTTTGAGGCAACATACAACACTATCTATGCCGAGCTTGTTGCATTGGTTGAAGCAACAGACCAAGCAACTGCTGATAGCTCCGTGCAGCCTTCATATTCGTATAACGAAGATTTATTAAATTAAGAGTTAGTAAACATGGCAAAAAGTTCCGTATTTCAAGTGACAGGGTCTGACCCAACCTCACTTCAATCGTTTGTAGATGAACTTAGTGCATTTGCAACAAACGCAGAAACAAGTGAAACCAACGCCGCTAATTCTGCGTCAGCCGCAGCAACTAGTGCTACAAATGCCGGAACAAGCGCAACCAACGCTGCAACCTCGGCAACGTCTGCTGGAACAAGCGAAACCAACGCAGCCACATCAGAAACAAATGCTGCGACTTCAGCAACAAGCGCTGCAGCGTCTGCAACAAGCGCAGCCAACTCTGCTACGTCTGCTTCTTCGTCTTCTTCAAGCGCAGCGACAAATGCTTCAAACGCAGCAACCTCAGAGACAAATGCTGCTTCTTCTGCAACTGCCGCAGCGGCATCAGAGACCAACGCAGGAACATCAGAAACCAATGCAGCCACATCAGCAACAAATGCTGCTTCTTCTGCTTCTTCTGCGTCTACAAGCGCAAGCTCTGCTTCTACGCAAGCTTCTAATGCAGCAACTAGCGCATCCAACGCATCGACTTCAGAAACTAACGCCGCAACCAGTGCGTCTAATGCTGCAACTTCAGAGACTAACGCAGCAACTAGCGCGTCTAACGCTGGAACCTCAGAGACTAATGCTGCGTCTAGCGCGTCTTCTGCATCCACCAGCGCCACCAATGCAGCAACAAGTGCCTCTACTGCACAATCTGCACAAACAGCTGCTGAAAGCGCACGAGACAGTGCGCTTGCGGCTTACGACAATTTCGATGATAGATACCTTGGTGCCAAGTCATCAGACCCGACAGTCGACAACGACGGCAATGCTCTAGTCGCTGGTTCGCTATATTTCGACACTACAGCTGAAGCGATGAAGGTCTACACTGGTTCTGCGTGGGTAGCTGCTTATGTTTCAGGCACTGGCTTCGCTGCGCTTACAGGCGCTACGTTCACTGGCGATGTCACAGTTTCAAATCTAATCACAGCCGGCAATGTTGACGGACGCGACGTGTCTGCTGATGGAACAAAGCTTGATGGAATTGAGACAGGTGCCACTGCTGACCAAAGCGCCGCAGAAATCAAGACAGCGTATGAGAGCAACACAAACACCAATGCTTTCACTGATGCTTTACAGACGAAGCTCAACGGTATTGAGGCAGCTGCAGACGTCACAGACACAACCAATGTTGTTGCTGCCCTGACTGCAGGTACAGGCATTTCCATTGCAGCAAATGGAACTGTATCTTCTACCGTTTCATCTGATGTCGTAGACGACACCACACCACAGCTTGGCGGCGACCTCGACACC